TATTTCGGCGTAATGGACGCGCCTGATCTCTCCGCGGAAACTCCCGTAGTATGAGCTTCAAAGATATGCTGAACGAAGATGTCCACCGCGTATTCCTCAATGACGGTGAGTTCGCAGAACGGCACACGATACGCTACAACGGCGTAACGTATGACGGCGAGGACCACAAAGGCATCTCCGTTCTGTTTATCAGAGTCAAGGAGCTTGAAAAACCGATACAAAACGCCGAGGGCATCTTTGGCGTTCAGGCGAAGTTGCATATTGCCTTATCCGATCTCGACGGAAACGTACCCGAGCAGGGACAGCGCATTTCCATTGACGACGGCGAAGCTCTTGGAGAAAAGTTCTTCGCTGATTTCAAGGTGGCGACCTCGATGTGTACAAACGGTATGATAAGTCTTGAATTGGAGGCCTACGATGAGTGATGTTTCTATTGGTGGCGGCAACAAAGCAACGAGCTTGTGGGTGGACGATATTGGTAGCAATACCCTCGACCGCGCACAAAAGCTTCTTGCCGGCATTCCTGGCGGTGTAGGTAAAGCTGTTGGCTCGGCTCTAAAACGAGCCGCTTCAAGCGGTGAAGCCTATGCCGCGAGAGCCCTTCGCAAAGAGTACGTCGTGAAAGCCTCGGACTACAAGGAATACACGACGTCGAAACGACACATAGACACCGATGCTTCTGGCGCAACGGAGGTCAGCATTGAATTTCACAGCTATCACATTCCGCTGATCCGTTTCGATGCGACCTTTGGCAAAGACGGACGAATTACGGCAAGGGTACGCAAGGACTCTGCAAAGCAGACACTTGAAAACGCCTTTGCCGCGAAGCTCGGAGATCGCACAGGTATCTATGAGCGTATCGGAGACAAGCGTTTTCCGATACGGCAGTTTTGGGGACCTTCTACAACGCAGATGATGGACTCCAACGACGATGTGGCAGAGGATATTGCTACGCACATTAGAGACACTTTCGATAAGCGTATCGAGCACGAAATCACCCGTGTACTCAACGGTTTGGGAGGTAAGCAATGACAAAAGAACAGCTTCTTGAAGATCTTAAATCCTTCCTTAAGGACACCACGAAGAACTATAAGCTTCCCGAGGCGCTCCAAAAGGGAGACACCGAGCAAATCTTCCGGGCACCCGACATCTATAAAATGAGGTTGCCGAACAGCAACGATGCAAAGAAAAAAGCACCCTACATTATCGCTCAGTACGTAACAGGAAAAGACTATCACAGGCAGTTGCAGCAGAGCCAATCTCACGCGATTGTCCGTCTTATCTTTTGCGTTTACAACAAAGACGAGGAAGAGGGTGCGCTTTCTCTGCTCAATGTTATGGAAACGGTGCGCCTGGAACTGATGAAGCAGGTGCTTATCGGCAAATGCTTCAAAATCGACACGGACGCAGGCGTGGAAAGCCTTGTCTATCCCGAAGATACTGCTCCGTACTATGCCGGCGAAATGATGTTCACAGTATTCGTACCGCCGACAGAAAGAGAGGTAAACTATGGCTAAGAAAACAGCCGTTAAAGACGGCGTTTTTATCTACCTCGGACCCTCGATCAGAGGCGTTATTCAGAAAGGCAGTATCTACCGCGGCACACGCGAAAGTGTCCTTTCCTCTCTCGCATTCGCGATTGAAAAATATCCCAAGATCGAACGTCTGATTGTTGCGGATAACGAGATCGTTTCCGCAAAGCAAAAAATCGCAGTCGGCGGTAACTCTTTAAGCAATGCTTATAGAGCACTCTCCGACACAAAAATCTAAGGAGGAATAAGCTATGTCCCTTAATCATGGCATCAACACCTATAAGTCCGACACAGACTTTGCGGCGGTTAAGACCGCAGGTGTCGGCATTCCGCTCTTTATCGGTGCGTGGCCCTGCCACACCGCAGGCGGATTTACAGGCAAGCCTCAGCTTGTAACGAGCTTTGGCGAAGCAAAAGAACTCGGCGGCTATTCGAGCGAGTGGAGAGATGCAAGCAAGGCTCCCAAGTGGAATCTCTGCCAGGCTATGTACTCTCATTTCAAGCTCTTCGGTTTGAGCCCTGCCGTGTTCTACAACGTATTCGACCCCTCCAAGCATAAGGCGGCTGTAACCGATACCGAGGTAACGGTTGTCGAGCACGTTGCAACCATTACGGGCGACGCTATCAACGATACCGCGCTCGTCGTCAAGGCAGACTCCAATACGCTCGTAAAGGATACTGACTACGAGGTATTCTATGCGGACGACAAGTGCCTTATTGAGCTCATTGAGGGTGGCGCGTCCTACGCGGCAACCAAGCTCACCGTTTCCTACAACGCGGCGAAGCTCGACGCTATCACCGCAGCTGACATTGAGGCAGCTATCGAAAAGATTGAGGAATGCAAGGCACTCTTCGGCATCGTTCCCGATCTTATCTGTTGTCCCGGATGGAGCCAGACCCCCTCTGTTGCGGCTGTTATGGCTGCAAAGGCTCCGAGCATCAACGGTCTGTTCAAGGGCAAGGCAGTTGTTGACATCGACACCGATGCAACCAACGGCGCGGACTCCTATTCCGAGGCTCTTGAATGGAAGAACGAGAACGGCTACACCGACGAGAATATGATCGTTTGTTGGCCTCTTGCAAAGGTCGGAGATTACATCTTCGATATGTCCGTAATCGCTTGTGGCGTTATGGGTAGCGTTGACTCCGCAAACGGCGATTGCCCCTACGAGTCCCCCTCGAACAAGGGCATTTCCATCACAGGTCTTTGCGACAAAGCCGGCAACGAAATCAACCTCTCCATTCAGCAGGCAGACGTTGTCAGCTACACCGCAGGTATCGTAACCGCGCTCAATTTCAACGGTTGGGTGCTTTGGGGCAACTACACAGGCTGCTGGCCTGCAAGCTCCGATGTTTCGGACTACTTCATCTGCACCAATCGTATGATGGACTTCGTGTGCAACACGTTCGTCAATACCTATTGGTCGCATCTTGACCGTCCTCTCACAAGAGTGAGAATTGACGCTATCGCAAACAGCTTCAATTCTTGGCTCAACGGCCTTACCCACGAGGGCAAGCTCTACGGCGGTCAGATCGAGTACGTTGCGGCTGCTAACCCCACCGCAAATCTCATTGCCGGCAAGTTCAGACTTGATACGAGAATGGCTTCTCCCGTTCCGGCACAGGAAATCAATATGTATGTAGAGTTTGATGTTGAATATCTCACATCGGCTCTCAATGCATAAGTAAGGAGGAAAGCAAATGAACGCTGGTGTTATCAACTTTACCGTTTATGAAAACGGCACAGAATTCCTCGGTCTTGCAAAGCTCACTCTTCCCGATATGACGAACAAGATGCTCTCCGTCAACGGCGCAGGCGTTCCCGGCGACATCGATATCCCTGTTCCCGGGCACAGAGATGCTATGAGCGTCAAGATCGAATTCATCGACGCGCCCAAGGCAGCATACAAGCTCGCCGAGACTCGTCAGCACGTCCTCGATTGCCGTGCGGCTCACGAGGAGTACGATGCAACTACGGGCAAAATCAAAGTCGTTGCCTACAAGCATATCCTTACCGTCATTCCCAAGTCGCTTGGCGGTGGCACTATCGGACCTGTTGCAGCTCAGGCTGTCTCGGGTGAGTATAGTTGTGTAGCTCGCAAGGACTACATCGACGGAGAACTGATGCTCGACTACGATCCCGCAAACTTCAAGGATGTCGATGCTTCCGGCAACGATAACCTTGCGGCAGTAAAGACTGCTCTCGGAAAGTAATTTCCTACCACAAACAAGAGAGGGCGTTTCGTTTGGAACGCTCTCTCAAAATTTTATAAGATAAAGGAGACATCACTATGACAAACACCGAAAAGAACACTACTGCGGTAGACGAAACCGAGCTTGAAGCGGCTCGTGAGGAAGCTCGTAAAAGCAATGTTGCGCTTTTTGAAATCGAATTCAAGAAGCCTGTAAAATACGACGGCAAGGAATATTCCAAGCTCTCGTTTGATTTCGAAAAGCTCACAGGCAGGGACGGTCTTGCTATCGAGGAAGAGCTTCAGATGATGAACAAGGCGGTTATCGTTCCCGCGCTCTCTGGAGAGTACCTTGTCAGAATGGCGGCAAGAGCCTGCACAGAGAAAGTTGGTGCAGACATCTTCGACTATATGTCCCTTAAGGACTATAACCGTATCAGATCCGCAGCACGCTCTTTTTTAATTCTGTCGGAGTGACAGTAGGCGACGGGGGGCGGTGGGTAAGGCGGCAAGCTATGCGCTTATCGCAAAATTACCACACCCCCGTGTCCTTTTGGCTCTCCGAGCCTTATAGGAGTCTAACGGCTTGGATCAAAACCAATAACGAGTTGGTAGACGAACAACGCAACAAAAAATAATGATTGAAGGGAGTGGTTGATATGGCTTCGAGAAACGAATATGAAATGCTATTCAAGCTGAGCGCACAGCTCGGTCAGAATTTCAACGGCACATTTTCCTCGGCGCAAAAGACACTCGCGGCAACGCAAAAGGAAATCCAATCGCTCAATAAGCTTCAGTCGGATATATCCTCTTACACCAAACAGCAACAATCAGTTGATGCGTTGAGAACCAAACTTTCTACGTATCAGCAACAGTTGCGCAACGTCCAACAGGAAATCTCGGCGTCGGGCGAATACAGTTCTGCTCTTGCGAACAAGGAGCTTGATCTAAAACAGAAGATTGAGCAAACAGAGGCTTCGTTAAGGCAGAAGACGGAAACGCTCGACCGTATGGGAGATGCGCTCTCCGAAGCGGGCGTTGATATGAGCAACCTTTCGGGCGAGAGTGAACGGCTCGGAAAAGAGGTTGACGACCTTAAAGAGAAGCAGGAAAAGGCGGCAGACGAGGCACAACGCTTCGGTGATGTTGGCGCCAATTCCGCTGTAGCGGTAGCTGACGCTCTTGCGGCGGCAGGTATCGCAAAGATGCTCAAAGAAATCTACGAAGCGTATGGTGAATGCATTGTTGGCGCCGCCTCGTTTGGTGATGAAATCGGCACCGTTTCCGTTCAGTACGGTATTGCGGCGCAGGATCTGCAGGCGTATTATTACGCAGCTGAGCTCGTAGATGTCAGCGTGGAAACGCTCACCTCTACAATGGCGAGAAACGTCCGCGCTATGTCCTATGCACAGGACGGAACTGAACGCTATGTTGAAGCATACAAACAACTCGGCGTTGAGGTAACAAATGCCGATGGCTCTCTCCGCAATAGCGAAGATGTCTATTGGGATGTTATCGATGCTCTTGGCAATATGGAGAATGCAAGCGAAAGAGATGCGGTTGCTATGGAGCTTCTTGGCAGAAGTGCACAGCAAATCAATACTCTTATTGCAGCAGGCTCTGGCGTTATGGACGAGTATTCGCAGATGGCTGAAAAAGCCGGTTATGTGATGGACGAAAAGATGCTCGCAAGCGTTATGGCGCTTGATGATGAACTCCAAATCCAAAACAACAATATGACCGCGCTGAAAAACACCATCGGCGCACAGTTCGCTCCCGAAATCACGGCGGCTCTTAAACTGTGGAATAATATGCTCGCGGGTATGACGGAGTTTGCCGAGGAAAACCCTGTTGTAGTAAAATCGCTCATTGCACTCGGCCTTGAACTTGCCACGATCGTAGGTATTTATGGCGGCTATGTTGCCATAAAGAAAACTGCTACCGCACTTAAAGCGTTGAGTGCGGCTCTTACAGCGAAAGATGCTGCCGCCTCAGGTGCAGATGCCGCCGCAAAAACGGCACAAGCAACAGCAACAGGCGCGGCTACGGTGGCTCAAACAGGGTTGAACGCGGCTATGATGGCAAACCCCATCGGCTTGATTATCGCCGCCGTCGCGGCTCTCACGGTTGGCGTGATTGCTATGACAACGGCTATGAACAAGGCGAACGACCCGTCCACCAAGCTGACGGAAACTACACGCAAACAAAAAGCGGAGTTGGAACAGCTCAACGCCGAATATGAGGAAGCGTGTACGGTGTACGGAGAAACCTCCGAGGAAGCTTCTCGCCTCCGTTACGAGATGGAGGATCTTGAAGCCGCAATCGAGGCAAACGGACAGACCGTTGAGGAATTCGTCAACGAGTGCAACGAACTCGCGACGAGTGCGCATCAGGTCATATCCGATTATCAGACTACCACCGAAGAAATCCGTCAGAATGAATTAAGCACCCTTGCTCTTATCCAAAAGCTTGACGACCTCGCGTCGCAGAACGTAAAGACTGCTGCCACAGAGGAACAGATGCGCTCTATCATCGCGGAGCTCAACGAGCAGATGCCCGAACTCTCTCTCTCTTATGACGATGTCGCATCGAGCGCGGAAAATTACGTCAAGACAATGAGAGAGCTTGCCGAGAAGAAAGCGGAGGAAGATAAGCAGGCGGCTCGTATGCAGGCTTATTCCGATGCTTTGATAAAGCAAGAGGAACTGATAAAGCAAATCGCGGAAGCAGAAGAAAATCTGCGTATTTCTCGCGCTCACGACGATAATGCAGCCTTTTTGTCTGATGCGTGGTTTTTCAATGTTACGGGAGAGGGATGGCTTGGCTCTTGGGCAACAAGCACCGATGAATACCAAGAAGCGCTCGATGCTCTGAAAGCAGAGCTTGCCGCAACAGAAAAGACCATCGACGACGTAACAAAGGCTTGGGACGAGTACGGCTCCACACAAGCAGAAAATGCGTTGAGCGCAGAGGAACTTGCTAAGCAAGAGAAGCTTGTTGCCGAAGCCGCAAACGCGGTTGCAACAGGCTATATGACCGCAGAGCAAGCCGCAAAGTATTATGGCGTTGATTTGTCAAAGGTTGAAGCCAAGACAGAGGAACTTGAACTCACGTCCTCGGCTCTTGCATCTGCTCTTAAAGCGGTGCGCAATGGATTTTTAACCGCAGAAGCAGCGGCGAAAGCTTATGGCGTAACCGTTGAGAGTATCGGTGCATATCGGAATATAACTGATATCACAAGCGAAATCAACGAGCTTTCCGAAGCATACCACAACCTCTACCAAGAGGCAGAGGATAGCATCAAGGGACAATATCAGCTGTGGGATAAAGCGGCCGAGGTTATTCCTGCGGATTTGGCTGAGATAACAACAGCTCTTGAAACGCAGACTGCGTATTGGCACGACTATAACACAGATCTGAAAAGCCTGAACGAAAGAGCAAAGGACATCGAAGGTCTTTCCGAGATGGTTGCTTCTTTTGCAGACGGCAGTGCAGAAAGTGTGAATGTTGTTGCAGGCTTGGCACAAGCAAGCGACGAAGAAATACGCCAAATGGTCGAGCAGTGGAAGGAACTCTCTGCCGAAGAAACTGCCGCGACCGAAACCCTTGTGGACTCCAAGGATGAATACACCGACACGATTGAGGCTCTAAAACAACAGCTTGAACAGACCATAGATGATCTCAATCTTTCGGAAGAAGCCAAGAATGCGGCAGAAGCCACGATGGACGCCTACATCAAAGCGCTCCAAGAGGGTGCAGATGAAGCCGTGCAGATAGCCGAACAGCTTGCGGTACAGGTCGGAACAGCTCTTAATTCGTCTGCCGGCACATCAAACGGCGACGGTGGATCCTCGGGAGGCTCTGGCGGCACGTGGAAATCGTATTCCGATGCGGCCGCTGCCGGCTTCTCAAATATTAGAACAAAGTCCGAGTTTGCTCGCGGCGGTTCCGATAAAGAGAAGTACGGCACGTATCAAGCGTACCTTGACGCGATGTACGATAAGTATATGGGCGGCGGTGGCGGTGGATCCGATTTTATTGGACCTCCTGCACCGAGCTCCACACCGAAAATTGTAGCCACCGCCAAAAAGGGCGAGAACACCGGACTTAATATGTTCGCTACGACCTATGCGCCGAGCGAATATAATTCGATGTTGAAGAAAGACCAAAACGGCGACGAGTATATCCTTTATACCGCATACGGCCACAATGCATATGTAAAGCACGGCGAAGGCTATGACTACGAGATAGACAAGAACGGAAATTACAAGGTCGATTTCCATTCGTGGAAAACTCTGTATGACTTGACTACAACCTATCACAGTGGCGGCCTTGTTGGTGGAGTTGCTACACTATCCGCAGGAGAAGAATTCGCCAAGCTCTTAGAGGGAGAGTTCGTTTCCAATCCGGCTCAAATGAAGCGCTTTATGGAAGATACGCTTCCGCAGGTCGCTGAATACGGAGCTGAAAATGCCGCAGCCGTTCCCATTGCTGAGGCACAGTCTGCACAGGGTGTTATCTACACCATTACAATCGCCCCGAACTTCACCTTGCAAGGTGTTGAGAGCGACAATATGGAAGATAAATTCCGCGAGTGCGGAGAAATGGTCGTGGATATGGTCATTGACAGGCTTGAAGAAATGGGAGTAGATGCGAAAAGAGGTGCTTACGTCTGATGAAAAAATATACTACCGTACAAGGTGACAAGTGGGATAGCATTGCTTTCAATCAGATGGGTACCACGGATCACACCGACAAGCTGATGAACGCGAACACGAAATACAGAGATATCTTTATTTTTCCTGCGGGCATCGTGCTTGATATTCCCGAAGTGAGCGAGCGGAACTATGACGATCTGCCGCCTTGGAAGAGGGTGGGCGGATGAGCAACGCGAGCAATGCAAGGCGTAGTGATGTGGCTGTTTTCTTTGCAGGCAAAGAGATCACAAAATCCCTGCGCCCCTATCTCATTTCTTTATCTTACACCGACAACGAGGAGGAGGCGGCAGACGACCTCCAAATCAAGATCGAGGACCGCGACGGAGTATGGCTGACGAAGTGGCTCAATCAAGCTATCCAATCAGCCGCGTCCGGCTCCCTCGCAGAGAACGCCGAGGAACGCGGAGGCGCTATATACAAGGTCAAGTCTTATTTCGGTGCGGCTGTTCGTAGCCGTCCTGGTAAGCAATACTACGAA